ACTATTAATTCAACTTTCATACTTATATAACGTTTTTAAAATGGTTTTTTATACTAGAGTAAATATAATAAAAAAAGGCACACCATTTACGATGCACCTCTTACTCAAAACTAACTTAACTAAATCTTTCTATTGACGTTATACGATGTTGTATGCAATTAAAAAAGACATACAACAATAAATATAAATAATGTGGAGTATAGTCTTTCTTTATTCCAATGGTTACTTCGTCAAGATGGGTGGCTTACTATACATATTATACCAACAAGTTACCACACTACTCATATTCAAACCGTTAAATCATACTTGCCTCGTGACAAGTTCCAGAACAAACACCTGGACTATCTATTTCTGCACCACATTCTGTACATTCATAATCTTTGTACTCTGGGGGGCTATACCAATCCATAATATTCTGTTTTAAGTTTACCATTACGGTAATGTTCTACAATTACACCAGTGCTTAAAGCTATTACCTTATATGGTCTGATGCTTCTTTTTACTAAAATTTTGTTTATTAATTTTTTCATATCTGTTTTATCTATTCTTCTATTTCGTTAAATACTGCGTGTTCTAAACAATCACCGCATAATTCATCACTTAAATAAGATGCTTCTGCACCACAACAATTACTGTACATATTTATTTGTTTTATAGTTCGTACACTTTTTCATATACTTCTTGTGTGTTTTTAACTGCTTTGTTATAACCTACACTAAATGCTTCTGATGCAAGGTTACTCATTATAGTTAGTAGTTCTGAATTATACTCTATGTCTAAATCTCTTAATTTGTCGTATGCGTTTGCTAATGGTGTTTTCATAATATCTGTTTTGTTTTGATTAATATAAAGCAAATATAAACAATTTTATTAACATATTAACAATAAATTGTAACTTTTTTTAATGTAAAGCATATTTACCAAAGTTTGGCCTACTTAATATTGAGTAGGTTGCGTAACGGCAAGGGTCAATAATATGGTTGTTTTTATCCTCTGGTGTATTTATAAGCATACCACCTTTATCTTCTTTCCATTTATAGTTTCTAAACTCACTTATGGCATTTGTTGAGGTTGACAGTATATGTATCTTGTATCTTTTAAGTAAATCAATACCAGCATTTACACTATCCTTACCCTTTATGCTTGAAAAAATATTATTACCCATTGCACGTAGTTCTGATATAAGCCTAGGTTCTGCACTATCTGCGTATATTGGTTTGCTTGTTAGGTTAAGTTCCTTTAAAAAATTATTTATATCCCTAGTTGTCATTTGTGTTCTATATAAATGTTCTTGAATATAAAGGTTGTGGCCCTGGCTGTAAACAGATACAAAAGTGGTGGGGTCATTTGTGTACCCAAAATCCATTCCGTATGCAATTAGTTCAGCTAGTTGTGGTATTTGGTTTACCTCAACATACTTAAAGATAGTGCTTCTGCTGGCTGCTCTTTCACCCAACCCATATATCTGCCAATATTGTTCATCTGTATCTCTTAACCTTTCAATTTCCATTCTAATCGAAGCCTCAATAAAAGGATTATCAAGATAGGTTGTTTTAAAAAACACACAATCATCTCTAGTAATTAGCTTATCATATATCCAATGGTATTCATCTGATGGGTTAAAATCTAGTATTACCCTATCTTGTGTCCTAAACAACAACTGTTGCATATCTTCAAAGTAAAGTTCATTACCCTCATTAACAAATAGCAAGTCCCTTTTCCGCCCTCTAATCTTTTGTGGCTGGTCTAAAGATATAAATTCAACTAGGTTTCCAAATAGGTGGTATTCAGAGTTTGACTTGTTATGGTACTGCTCACTATAACATTTATAGTTTTGTAGTATAGCCATAAAATCTCTCATTACAGTTGCCCTTAAACTAGGGAATGATTTACGGCATATGGTTATTACCTTGTCATTGTTGTTTGCACAATAGTTAAATATAATCCACAAAAGAATATTGTAAGTCTTACCAGACCTTGTACCACCTTGTTCAACTACAATTTTTTTATCTGTGTTGGCTAGATGCTTGTAAACTATGTTAGTCTGTATCTTCGGTTTTATCAATTATCTCTATTTGAAAGTTAGTAGGCATACCATCAGCACCAGTTATTTCTTGTCTTTCTATATAGCCTCTTTTCTTACCTTTTGTCTTTAGGTAAAATATTGTAGCAGCTGTAGAGTTATCAGCTATCTGTTTGTGTAGTTGGCTTTCTGCAAAATCTAAAGCTACATTTTCAATATCTCTTACTTCTCTTGCAAACACCTCATCTTCTTTTAACCATTTGTAATATGTGCTTCTTGGTATATCTGCTTTCTTACAAGCTACTGTTACAACACCTAAACTTTGCTCAAGTGATTTTAATAGGCTTTCCTTTTTTATGTGTCTACTTTCGTTCATTTATTATTTTTTAATAGCAGTTAAAAACTCTTGTCTACAACTAGATTCATCTTTAAAAACTCCAATTAATTTTGTTGTTGTAGTATGGGTGTTGTGCTTTTTAACCCCTCTCATTTCCATACACATATGTTTAGCAGTTAATTGAACCGCTACACCTTTAGGCTGTAATTCGTCCCAAAGAAATTCAGCAACTTGCATTGTAATTCTTTCTTGGTTTTGTAATCTTCTTGCAAATGTTTCTAATGTTCTTGCCAATTTGCTTAACCCTACTATTCTTTTATTTGGAATATATGCTATTGTTGCAGTTCCAAAAAAGGGAGCAATGTGATGTTCACATAAACTATGGAAGGGTATATTAGTTTGAACTATCATTTCATCATAACCCTCACTTTCAAAAGTTGTGCATTCCCATTTTGGAGGATTTAAAAACTCTGTAAAAAACTTAACAAATCTCTTTGGTGTTTCTTGTAAACCCTCTCTATTCGTATCTTCTCCAAAGTATTGTAATAATCTTGTGACATTATCTTCTACAGTTTCAATTCCATTTTCTGTTAGCTCCCAAGGAAAGACCAGCCATTCTCCTTTTAATTCATTTCTTTTATCAATTAAAGCTATAAATGGTTTTTTGTGTTTCTTATATCTTGCCTCTGTTGCACCGCTATCAATTAAATCATCAATTATAATATCAGCATCATTTATATTATCAACCGCATTACCTGTCATTCCTGCAACTACCTGACCACCTCTAGGAACACCATAGTACTTTGTGTTTTTTGGTAAATGCTTAGTTACTTCTTCCAACCTATTATAAATTTGTTCCCAAGTTATTTTTGTTTTTATCATACTCCTGTTTTTTTATTCCACACATCAATATGTAGTCTTGTTGTAAAGTTTAAATATTTTTCTTTTGCTAATTCTATTATTCTTAATTTATTTTCATTTAATAAATCTTGATTTTCACCAGCTGGCATTAAATAAATTTTATCTCTATCTACAATAGGTAGGTAATCTCTTTCTATTTCAATCCATTCTTTATCTGAATTTACAACAAATTTAAAAATTGTATTTTTTTTGTTTAATTGTTTTACGACATCAGCTTTAAAGGTCATTGCGTTATCATTGCCACTATTTCTTAATTTAGGACTACAATTCCATAACTGTACTTTATATAATAAATCTTCACTTGGCATTATTGTTCCATTTGTTTCAACTTCAAAATAAGCATTGGCATTTATGTTATGCTTGATGTAACTAATAAAACCCTCTAAACCACTTTGCTGCATCATTGGCTCTCCACCAGTTAAGATAATGTGTGCATTGTTTTTTATTGCTTCAACACAATCATCTGGTAATATATCCTCATACTCTTTTGATAAAGCTTTCATCCAAACCTCCACACTATCACAACGCCATTCCGCCTCGTTATGTAGCTCTCCATCAAATTGTGTTCCCATACCCCCACACATTAAATTGCAGCCTCCTAATCGCACAAAAACGCTTGGAACACCAACTGTCTTCCCCTCGCCTTGAATACTGTAAAAAACTTCGCTTATTGCTAATTTATTTTTCTTCATATATAATTTTGCTTGTTTTAGTTTCTCCAAATTCTATTTTACTAATCGGTAGACCTGCTTCGTTTTTAATTCTATTAAATAACCAAATTGCCATATTTTCAGCAGATGTCTCAAATGGCACTGTTTTATATTTTTCCCCTGCTAATTCAAAAATCTCAACAAGTGGGTCGTCTATATTTAATAAAAAATAATGGTCGTATTCTTTTAAAATAGGCTCAACTAATTTATCAATATCACTAAACAACATTGTAATTCCGTTTTTCATTATACCAAACTCAAAGGTACAAACTATATCGTAGGTGTGTCCGTGAGGTCTGCCGCATTTTTCACCTGCTGAAAAATTCCTATGCCCTGCGTAAAAATGATATTTTTTTTCTATTTTAATCATAGCAACTTAATCTGTAAAATATTCATAATTTAATTCTTTTAATATTTCTTTTTTTGTCATATTAATAAGTGGCGTTCTTATAATTATATTATTTAAAGATATTTTATTAATAAACTTTTCTAAATTGTTGTAAAATAATCTAGAGTTATCTTTATAGGTGTCTTCGTTGTTTGTCCCTATATAAATTTCAATAGGTTTATCTCCGTAAATAGAAGAAACCAAACTTATAAAAGTAAAATTCCTGCAATTAATTTCTTTATTCTTATTTGCAAATCTAGGTAATTCTATTATATCGTCAATAAAATCTTTGCATTTAATAAACTCATTTTTTTGATGTTCTTGTTTGTAATTAAAAAACACAATTTTATCATATTTATATCTTTGATAAAGAAGCATACTATCTGCACCTCCCGATAAAAGAAGTATCTTATAGGTTTTGTTCTGCATATTTTTGAAATTTAATCCATTCGTAAAAATTATTATTTGCGGTTAAATTAGTTTTTACTCTCATTCCTTTAGGTTTTTGAGCTTTGTTAAATCCTTTTCCATTAAACATATAAATTCCTCCAAACCTATTTCCACTTAACCAAGAGGTTGAATCTACAGAATAAAATGGAATTTTAGAGAGCATACTTATTTTGGTGTACCCAAGTCCGTGCACCTTTACTCCTTTGTTTTTTGCATATAAAACCATCTTTTGTAATTGTTGAGGGTTTTTTCTAGTCCATTTACTATCGTGCATTCCAGATGCGCCTATTGCTATATACTTGTATTCATCACAAAGTTTCTTATAATAGTCTATACCTAAGATAGAATGAAAGACTGGGATAGTTTTTTTATTAGTTTTATCTTCTATAT